TAAGTTCAGCGTCAGCTTCAGCATAAGATCCAACTTCCATAGCAGGTAATCTCCACATCTCTGCTTTTGCATCTAGTCCTCTTTCTTTTGCAGCTTCAATTAGTCTAGCTTCATTCTTACCTTTGTTTAAATAAGTCCAGGACATAGTATTTAAGGTATAAGAGAATCTATTCTCATCAATTAATGATGCAGCAATCATAGTATCTACTATTAAACCATTGATTTTTATACCTAAATTACGTATCCAACATACATCGTACATTGCGTTATGAAATATTTTTGTAGCAGGTGATTCACATACATCAGTGAACCAAGATAAAACTTTTTTAGGATCTTCGTTTGGACCAATCTCATGAGCGATAGGAAAGTAACCTTTCCAACCATCAACAGCAACAGCTATACCTACAACTTCACCATTACCTGTAATGGCTCCTGAACCCAGTTTCTTTAAGTCTGGATCACGTGTCTCTAAGTCAATTGCAATTTCACTTGCTGATCTTAGATCAGGATATTCTGTAGGTGCTAACCATTCTGTTTGTGGTATAATCATTTCTTTTTAAGATCTTTCATTGTTTTAATTTCTAATTCACAGTAATGAATTATTTTTTGTAAGTCTTGTATTCCCGCCTTGTTCTTATAGCGACAAACATACTTTATAACATTTCCCTGAAAAAAGGAAAGGTCATTCTTTGAGATAAACTCATAAGGTTGAATGTGAAAGTCTTTGTAATGACTCCCACCTATCTGCTTATCTTGTGGAAATGAATCTTTAAATATATCTTTGTGTGTCATTTTAATACCTCCATTATGTTGATGACAAAAAATGTTAATGTGATTGTTATAAATATATCTGATGTAATTATTCTCATAGTTGATATCCTGTTCGTTGTATTTTTGCTTTTAGTTTATATAGGTTATTTCTTGCTCTTGTGGTTCCTACGTACCAGACTCTATGTTCTTCATCATTTTTCTCTTGACTACGTTTAATAGATTTAAGAATTTTCTTTCCCATATCTAAACATAAAATTACGTTATCTTCTTCTCCACCTTTTGCTGCGTGTATTGTGGATAGCCATATTCTAGCATCAGTATTTAAGTTCTCTCCATTGTCTAACATATTCTTTATATATAATTTTTCTTTTTCATCAGCTTCAACAAATGCATCAAACCAATCTTTGTTTCGATTCCATTCAACATCACCTGTGTATTCTTTTATATCTTTTATAATTCTGTCTTCTAATTCCTGATGCCTGGTCCAAGACTCGTACTGCATTGCAGCTCGATACATAGTTACTGCAAAACTTTTACCTTTATTAGTTTCATAAAATAAATCTTTACGTTTTAATTCTTCAGCTATCTTTACTTGTCTAGATATAGTTCTACTTAAAATTAACCACTTACCTTTAGTCAAATCTACCTGACTTAAATTACCTATGGTAAATGATTCTCCCTCGTAATCTCGCGGTAAATAGTGTTTTTCCTTCCTTATACCCATAATCTTCTCAATTGGCTTCTGAGACTCCTCCTGGACGGTTCTAGACACACGTTTAGAGTACTTTAGGACTCTTTCTTTAGCCGGTTCTTTGATAAATCTCTCTACATCTGCACCTGCCCACACAAATATAGCTTGGTCATCATCACCTGCTAGATAGATATCTTCTGATTTTTCTTTAAACACATCAAATAACTTCCATTGTAATGGAGATAGATCCTGAGCTTCATCAATGAATACTGCTTTGAATGTAGGAAAGTTTTCTTTGTTTTTAGATTTAATTGTAAGATCTACTAAATCATTAAAGTCATATAAATTTTTAGCATCTTTATATTTAATTAAATTATCACTTATATATTTTAGAGTTGACCATACTATTTCTTTTGTATCATGTTCCCATAATTCGTATTCTTCTCTAACACTAATACATTTATTTACTGCTTTATGTATCAATTGAAAATAAGGATTGTCACAAGTTAAATAACTTATTTCTTCTTTGTTATATTTATCTGCGTATTTTACTTTTACATTTATTTCTTTACCAAACTTTTCATAATGGTACGGCTGCATAATATCTTCTTTCTTCATATCTAAAAAATTAAAACAAAAAGAATGTAGTGTTTGAAAGTATGGAAGATTCTTTTCATTAGCAGGCATTCTTTCTTTTGCAACACCTGCAGCTTTTTTACTAAATGCGAAGTAACCTATTTTGTGAAGTGGAGTTCCTAGTCTTGCGTATGCTTTTGATCTACTTATAAGTTTAAATGTCTTACCGGTTCCTGGTGGTCCATAGTACTTATAAATCATACTATGTCTTCTTCACTTTCAAACTGATGTTGTTCGTTGACATCTTCTTCACTTTCAAAATACTTCAATGGTATTCGTAAAGTCTTTAATGGTGGATACTGTTTGTTATCAGAATCTTTTCCAGGAAACTTTTTACTATGATCAAACTTAGCTTGGTCTTCTGGTTTCTTACTAGGAAATAATGCTTTGATCATTAATGATGTTTTAGCTGATGACTCCTTCCATTCATATGTTTTTAAATCATCATAGAATGCACTGTATAAAAAGTATGCATACTCATCATCTAACAATGGTCTACCACTTTTAAATGAATTATACTTCTTAGCTTGTGGATCATTTATATATCTATTGATATGTGCTTTTAATATATCAGATGGATTAGTTCCTTCTGCAGGTTCTAGTATTTCTATTTTAGATTTTTCAAATAAGTTTTTTAATATTTCATAAAAGTCATTACCTTTTATTGTTGGTGGTACTACGTGTACCTGTTCCATTAGTAATGCTCTTAATTCTTTTTGACTTTCTATTCTATGCACATTCTTAGCATGCACTTGTTTTGTTTGTCCTTCTTCATTCTCAACAGTAAAATACCATTCAGGTGTAGGTTTTATATTTAGTTTTTGCAATGCAGATAATGCTGGCCATACCGGTTTATTATCTGATATAATCCCAAACTTTCTTTTAACACATACAGACTTTACACACACCGGTGCTAGTAATGGATCATTACAAGTATGACCTTTAGTATCTTTACTCCAACTTTTAATCTTTTGATTCACATGTATATCTGTCCAGTTATTATCAAACTCAAAATATTTTCTTGCAGCTTCTATAACTTTGTCTTGCCATTTGTCAGGATACTTTTTCTTAGCAAATACCATATAATTATATAAAAATCTATCTCTACCATCTTTCATTAGTTGTTTTGTTAGTATACCCAAACATGGTGGACCATCTACAAACTCTTCTCCACCTCCTGTTAATTCATCTTCTACAATTCTTTTTTGTATATCTTTTAGTTGATCTTCTGTTTGTGCATTTGCTGCAACAACTTTTAAAAACATATCTAACTGCATTTCTTCACCGCTTGGTAATAATGCTTTTCTAGAAATACTATTGTAAGGTAAATTTATAAAGTTACCGTTAGTCTTTTCACCATCAGCATTTTCACCTAATGAAGTTTGTTTTGGAAATATTTCTGTATTGATTGGTAGTTTAAATAAAAATAAAACCTGTTCTAAAAAATCTCTTATCGCTTTTGTTTTTACAAACTCAGTGGTGAACACATATAAATGTAGTCCACCACTCTTCGATAGGACAGGTATTATCGGAAGCTTTTTTTCTTGTATGATGTCTAAATAAAATTTTCTATCTATTGGATATTTATCAACATCAATTGCACCAAACCTAGCTTTACCTTCATCAGTACATGGTTGTATACCAATAGATTTAACACCAGATAAGTGATCTAAATAATCTTGTTCAACAACAGGTATTGAGGACCATTCATGTGGATACCTTTTCTTACCTGTCTCTCCGTCTACAAAACCTTCAGTAGTTTTGCAAACTCCGTAGTTTCTTTTCAATCCTGAAAAGTATTTTATATATTCCTGCATTTATTCCTGTCCTTTTAATAATTTCTAAAGGCGCCTCCAGTCTCCCTTCAGCGCCTCTGTAGCTACATTCCTCTAAGGAATTAGATAATGTCTTTAGTATTTTTGTTTTCAACTTTATCATACTTAGGTTTAGCAGAACCTTTAGAAACTTCTTTCTGTAGATTCTGTGCCATAGTATAAGCTTCAGCATCCATACCATTGGATACATCTAACATTTTTACTAATGACGGCTTGTACACATGCCAGCTTTTATCTCCCCAGTTTTTTCCAACTGTTTTTAAGTTGAACACTGCAGAGTATGCTGCCGGTTGAAATGTACCTTGTGAATCTGTCATTCTCAAGTTAGCAATCAAGTTGTTTAACTCTCTACCTGGAGTTAAATTAGACGATCTCATAGTAATAACAGCTTTTCTTAGCTCGTTACCAACTATAGCAACCACATAGAAATACATAGTTTTTTCTACATAGTTTCCATTAGTCAATCTATATCTACCATTTTTTTCTTCAGTAGAATCTGCAGGTATTTCTAAATGTGTTCCAACAGGAGCTGATGGACTATCACCCATATCCTGCCACTCTGGCCATCTAGTTTGTGTATGTGCTACAACAACATCAATACCTTTATTACCGTCTATTAAATTTCCAAAACTACTAGAATAAATCATTCCAGGTTCTGCACCTTTAACATACTTTGCATTTCTTGAGTTACACTCAGGTGATAACTGATGAAGAATCTTTAAGATCGGTGTTGATACATCATCCGATTTTAACTCCTCAGTTCCTCTGCCTGAATCAGCTCTTAGGTTTATTGTAGATAATGCACCTGCATTATCTTTCTTTACGATTGTACTTTCTGTACTCATATATAACTCCTATTAGTTAATCGTTATTATTTATTTTTTAATTTAGTCTGACTTCCGTCAAACGTACTAAATAGATCTGAAGGGATCTCATTACCTTTTTCTTTGTAATCCTTCATCACTACTGTGAGTGAAGCGTGGTGAACCTTCTCGTCTTGAGTTGGTTCATAGCCACGCTCCCTCGCAAGGCCAGCATATTCGACAGCCTTGTTATCTTCGCCTTGACCAAATGTTACTGTAATATTATTTTTTACAATATCACCTAAGCCATTGTCTCGAAGCCATTGTATCGCCTCAGCTTTTTTGTCAGCTCTCATTGAGGCACTGTAAATCTTTTTAATTGTAAGTTCAGAACCATCTTGTAGTTTTAAACTTTTTAAATTCATATCTTCCATTAACTTTGGAATGATAACACAACTAAAATGTTTTTCATCTTCTTTTAAATCTTTCACTCTATCTTCTAGATTTTTTATTTCGGATTGTAAAGATTTTAATTTCTCTACTTCTTCTGATAATTTTTTAGGATCAATAATATCAGTTTGATCCGGTGCATCTTGTCTTAAATTTATATCCATAATGTTGCCTTTCGTAAAAGGTATATAGGATTATTATATTGAAATGTCAATACTAGTTTTGAAAAATATTTATCTCGAGTGGATAATATGTTTTTTCCTGTCTGTCCCATTTTAACAACTTATATTTGCCGTTAGTCATATCAGAAACAACAGAACATGTCACTCCGATAATTGCAGGATCACCAGATAATAATAAGTAATCGTCGGTTGTAAAATTTTTTAACTTATCTTTTATTTGAAAAATTAATGGACCAGGAGAAAAAATCATTTGAGCTTTTGCAGGAAGCATGACCGTAATATCGCCATACTTTTGTGCACCCATAACATTATATTTTGGTTGACCGCTTTCTCTGTCGACAGGTATGTCTTGTACTAAATAAACTTTGCTCATTGACTTTTATTCTTTTAAGTATTATATAACAAATTAGAAAGAAAAAGCAAATGAACTACAAATTTAAAACTAAGCCATAT